AGTTATGTCCGCCCCAACACGCACCTCTACCCGCTACATTGATTTGGTCAAAGACATAATCATGTACTTCGCAAGGCAATTCTCTTACATTGCCATCGTAAATATAGAAAGCGTTTTCACCCATCCACGCTAAAAAGTTACCTGTTGATACAACTGTTCTTGAGCTGATTGATTTACAGTTAGTTCCAGCATCAGCAATGCCATAAACAAAAGGTGAGCCAGAGTAGAACATTCTGTTAATACCAGTATCACTGAAAATGATAACATCGGATCTATATTTAACACCAAATAAGGCTCTACCGCCTGTTGGTATTTGCAAATCTCCTGCTGTGTTTGTGGCCTTCGATGTCCAGTTGTTACGATCTTCCCTGTTTGACCAAGCAACCCTCCTGGGGTCACTAGCCGAGCCTATAGCCACTAAATGTCTTTCATTGGTCACCAAAGCTGATAAATTACCTACAGGTGCGTTGGTTACAACTGTTGCTATGGTATCGGCTGTACCGCCTGAGTTTGGTCGCCACTTATAGATCTTGCCATCTTTAGAAAAAGTAAAGACTAGATCTTCACCCCAGTTGTCAAAAGAAAAATAACCAGCTTGTAAAACTAAGCCTGATTGACTCCTGGCATCACCATAGTCTTCTTCACCATAATGATATGCACCAAAGCCTAATGGATCATCACTTGCATCATTAACAAATCCTGTTGGAGTTATGTCAGTCCAAACATTGTTATATAAAACATATACTTTTTCTCTTGTACCAACTCCTAAAACATTGTTACCAGCATTATCTTTATAACCATAAAGACCTATGATAGCTCCGTCTAATGCTGTTGCTTTGAGTTTTTCCCACCCGCCAATAGGTTTTAGATATCCGTTTTCAAAACGCACCAAATCACCATCGACCCAACGCCCTTTATTGGCGTAGTCTGTGCCATTGGTTACGATTCCTGCGGGGGGTGTTATTGGAAATAATGCCATTTAGACATTATATATAATTTATGTTTTAAAGTAAGCAGGTAATCCAATCATCGGTCTACCATCATATTTGTTGCTTTCAGCATCTTTACCACTAGCATCGTTGTAGTGTAAAAACACTTGCCCACAATCTTTGCCTTTAAATGGTTCACGCCAATGCTCTAATTCACAACCACAATACATCAGCATATCGCCTGGTTTTAAGTTTACTTCTACGCCTTTTTTGCCTTCTTCACCTGATGGTTCTAGGAATATAGGCCAATCATCACCACCTAAGTTCATGGTTGTAGAGATTTCGCAAGAGTATCTATCTTTATGTCTTTTTAACTCATCACCTTTTTTGTAGATTCTTGCATACGAATAAGTTTCAGTTAGTTTTACGCCTGATTCTTTTTCCATAATAGGTTTAACTTTTTGCAATAAAGTTTCCATAGCTATATCTGAGTAATGTGAATAAGTTTCAGGTATTTGTTGATCGTTCCAAACTCCAAAGTATTCAGTAAATTGTGAAATGTATTTTTCATCAAACAAGTGTCTTGCTACTGCTCTTTTATTTAAAAAGTATTGATAACAAAAATCTGCTAATTCTGTTGAGATAGCATTTTTAATAACTTGGTATTTATTTTTCTTAAAACTCATTAAATCTCTCCTGGTCCTGGTGGCTCATCAAACCATGCCATAACTAGTCCGCATGATAATAATACAAATAGCAAATCAATTAAAAAATTAATCATCTGAATGGATATCCTAAATTCCAACACACTAAGGAGTGTCGTATTCCTTTGGTTACTGGTTTGACTCTATGCCAAACAAAAGATGGAAAGATAATCACGCTACCTTTCTTTCTAATTTCTTCACATATTCTTGGCTGTGAGCCTTCGTCTGTGTTTCTAAAATCAAACTCTAAATCTCCGCCTTCATATTCTTCAGGATCGGTTAAAGATACAGTCATGCTAAGTTTTCTATATTTGCCATGTATGTTTTGATTTTCAGGATTGTTATAAGGTTCTTCGTAAGAGTCGCAATGCCAATCGTAAAACTGGCTTTTTTTATATTCGGTAAATTGACAAGACTCTGACCAATCCCATTCAAAATTCCAACCAGCATTATAATTTGCTTGATGAATGTAAGGTTGTATTTCTTTATATATCCATCTATCTGACATCCATACAACATCAGACTTGCGTTTCTTTTGAATGTTTTTAAGCTCTAACTTGGTAAGATTATTAGGATTAGCATCACCTGTTAGTGCTGTTTGTTTACTTTGTTCTTGACCATAACGAACTATGTCATCACATATTCTTTCAGGTATGGCTGATTGAAAGTACCAATAATAGTATTTTAGATTCAAAATAAAACCTTTACATTTGTATATTTTTCTATGACAGGTTTTGTTAAATATTTTTCAATATCATAATGATTTCTTTCTACTTTATCTTCTCTAACATCGTGATGTATTGCTTCTAACACGCTATCGTCATACTGAGTATTATTTATTATTAATTGATCTAAATTAGTGAACCTATGGTTGTATGTTGGAATTTTTAAAAATTGATAAATTTTTTCTATACACTCTTTTGGTTTGCTTGAAAGCTCATCATAAGTAATTTTTATATGATCGTAATTATTTTTCAATATGTTATCTATTGCATATGAATAGTGTGCAGTCATTCCTTGAGTCATTTCTAAATAACATTCTTGTTCTATATTTTCTTTTTTCCATTTTTTTATTTTAGAAAAAGAAGCCAGTATTTCAATGTAAGGTCTTTCTAAAATAATGAATTTTGGATTTTGAGTTACATATTTTTTTATTAATTTTATATTACCAGGAGTTCCCCATGTGCTTCTGTCAACAATGTAATTGCTTTTTAAATTTTTATAATATATGTGTATAGATTCCTTTATTAAATTATCTAAAGGTTCGTAATCAGGAAAATTTCTAAAGTGTTCTTTTTCTTTTAGTTGATTAAGGGTATCTAAAATATCCGTTACTATAGATTTTTGTGTAGCGGTGATGTTAGGGTTTTGATTTAATATAGAAGATAAAAGTGTATTTCCACACCTAGGCAAACCACATAAAAAATAAAATGTTTTCATCTTCTCTCTCTTGAGAGATAAGTATAGTTTAGATATGTTTTAAAAGAAAGGTTGGTTAGTTTGTCCAATTACCAGCTTTGACTTGTCTATACACAACTCTTAAATCCCAGCAACTTGATGTATCTTCAGTAACTTTAGGTTCTTTAATAACAATAACTCCTGATCCACCTGCTCCACCATTGGCTAAGTTAGCTCCGCCACCACCGCTACCAGTATTGACTGTTCCTGAACCTGCATTTTGAACAAAGGCACTTTCGCCTACACCGCCGCCACCTGGTCCACCTGCACCACCAGTAGCATAACCAACGCCTGGACTACCTGATCCACCACCACCGCCGCCACCTGCTCTTGTTACAGGTGATCCAGTTATGCTTGAATCTGTACCATTACCACCATTAGCAGGTTGTGCATTACCATTAGCTCCAGCAGAACTTGATCCGCCTCCGCCTCCGCCTCTTTTATTAGGGCCAACAGGAGCAGGTCCACCCTGTCCTCCTGCATTTCCTTGAGGCGGACTAACTGGGGGTGTATTTCCTGCACCACCAAGACCTGGACCTAAAGGACCTAAAACTCCACCACCACCTGAACCACCTGATGATCCTCCTCTAAAAGAAAAATCTGCTCCGCCGCCCCCACCATTTGATGTGATGCTGACTGCTGAAGATGGTGATCCAGGGGATGCAGCTCCACCTGGTGATGCTGCTCCGCCTCCGATAACTATTGGGTAAGGTGTAGCTCCTGTTACTGGTGCAGGTCCTGTTCTATATCCACCAGCACCTCCGCCACCACCACCATAGTAGCCACCTCTTCCGCCTGATCCACCACCTGCAATAACCAAATAATCAACTGTGACTGTAATTGGTTGGGTGACTAGAGTTCCACTGGCGTTAAATGTAGTAATTTGTTCAGCTTGAACTTGAGGATTTAATACTGCTCCGATTAATCTAGGCATTTGTCCATGTTCCTGCTTTTACATTGTCATAAAGTGCGTTCATATCCCATACACCTGAGGCTATTGTAGGGCCTGCGGCTTCTTTAATTATAACGACTCCTGAGCCACCAGCTTTGGCAGGATTACCACCGCCTTCACCACCGCCTCCACCACCTTTGTTTGCAGTTCCTGCAGCACCATTTGCTCCACCACCAGAACTAGCATCTCCACCACCAGCACTAATATCTCCACCACCGCCTCCTCCGCCACCTCTTCCAACTTCAGAGCCTGTAATTGAAGAAGCTAAACCTGCTCCACCATGACCGCCTAGTGTGTAGTTAGTACCATCTGTTGACCTACTATCGCCACCGACTGCACCAGCACCTCCGCCACCACCGCCGCCACAAAGTGCGTTAGCTCCACCGCCACCTCGGTTTCCACCAGTATTACCTTGAGATGGACTTACAGGGGGTGTATTTCCAGCACCACCACCAGAGCCATTCGCTTCACTATTTCTACCACCAACACCTCCACCAGAGCCACCTGCAGTACCTGCTGTTTGGAATCCTCCTCCTTGACCACCACCTGCTGAGGTAATTGAAGAAAAAACTGAATTTGAACCATTAGCACTAGCAGAACCACCTGCTCCTACAGTAATTGAATAGCCTGTTGATGCTGAGACAGGAAAACCAGTAGCAGTTCTATATCCACCTGCTCCACCACCACCGCCAACTGTAGTACCTCCGCCTGCACCACCTGCGATAACTAAGTATTCAACTGTGGTTGCATAAGAAGCAGTCGTTAAAGTACCGCTAGAATTAAAAGTTGTTATAACTGCTGGTTGTTCAACTGGGGGATTATCGACACCAACTATTCCGCCATTAGAATTAGCCATGGTTAGACCTCATTCCATTGCAGATTAGTAGCATCCCATTCGTAATTGGTTGTAACTATAGGATCACCAGTGTATGTTTCTCCTAGCCATTTTTGATTATCTTCATCCCAAGATATATAAACTAAATTGGAATCTATTTCTGTAACATTTGGGTAGGTAACTGGTGCTTGCCAATCATCATTAGAGTCTAATGACCAAGATGGATAAGGTTGTGGCTTAATAAATTTATCTTTTGATGAATCAAAAGTATCGCCAATACCTGCATATTGTTTTCTAAAATTATTGTTGTATGAAGTTTGTTTCCAAGCTGTTCCATCTTCTGAATGTGGAACGATAGATGCTACAAATGTTTCTGCCTCAGAGGATAGTTCTCCTCCGTGAGAGTCTACATCATCGTTGGATATTACTACTACTCGTAATACTTCGTTGCTGTTATTAAGTTCTGCAAAGTGAGCCATATTTGTACTCCTTAAGCATCATCTAGTTCTTCGTAACTAATGGTGTAAGTTAAATCACCAGTAGCACTTGCACCACCTTCTAATACATCTCCTTCTTCAAGGTAAATGCTTGAGTTCTTATCAATAAGAACCAAAGTAGCATCTGCTGGAACAGAGATAGTAGAAGCAAATAAAACCACTGAACCACCACTTTTAATAATTCCCATTGTTACATTAGCAGCATTTGTGCCATCAATGTTTGCAATTACAATGCTATTAATTTTAATAACCTTGTTAGTTGCACAAGTTAATAGATCAGTTGTGAGAGTTGTTGTTAAAGCTCCATTTACGCTGTTAGCGTATATTGAAGTTACATTTACTAAATTTGGATTTGCCATAATATTGTCCTAATTTTATCCGAAAACTAAAGCCATTGCTATAGCTTTTCCTGTTGTAGCTTTTGTATCAAGCTGGGTTTGTATACTAGAGGTTACTCCGTCAGTATAATTCAATTCTGTTCCTGTTGCAGTAATTGCAACTCCGCCAATCGATAAAGTTCCAGTAGAGTTTAAAGTTCCACTAGATGCTAGAGTTCCTGCAACTGTTAAAGTTTTACCAGAACCAACATTAAGGCCCACACTTGTTCCGTTACCTGCACTAGCAAAAATACCATCAACTGTATCTAAGTCAGTATTTATCTTTGTTCCCCAAGTATCAGTCGATGCACCGACCTCGGGTTTGGTTAAGTTTAAATTCGTTGTAAATGTATCTGCCATAATGTTATGCCGCTTGTTCTTTTGTTAATTGAGTCCAGGTAGTATCAGGATTCTGTATTACCTCCCATTTTAGACCACCACCTGACGAAAATCCACTTGTTTGTGATATGGTTGCAGATCCTCTGTCTAGTTGTCTGCCAATAGCTGTAAAATCTGAAACTGCTGTAATTGTAGAAGATGCCGCTATGGTATATCTACCAACAGCAGTCATGTCTGAGGTTGCTGGGCCAATTACTACGCCCCTATCTATTTGAGTACCTTTGGCTGTCATGCCAGAGGATGCAGATATTGTGGCTGATCCTAGATCAACCTGAATACCAACAGCAGTCATACTGCTAGTTTGTGAAATTGTTGATGATCCTTTGTCTACCTGGATTCCTGTTGCGGACATTCCAGATGTCTGAGCAATAACTGCTACGCCACGATCAATTTGTCTGCCAGAAGCAGACATAGATGATGTTTGAGCAGATGTAGCTACGCCAAGTTGAAAAACAGGTTGTCCGTAATGAGACTTCCCGTAACCGCCATATCCATAGCCTACCGAGGCCATAGTATTAAGCTAATGTGATGTCTATATCACCAGCATCAAATCTAAATACATCGCCTGTGCTTACAACTTTTGAAGTTGTTAAATTTGCGTATGCAAGTAAATTGCCACCAGATGATGCATCTAAAATACCAACTGCAACTACAGTTCCGTAGTTGGCTGTAGCTGTTGGATATTCAACTGCCGCTGCGTTTGTCGCTGTTGTTGGGTCTGTGCCTGATACAGTAAAAGTAGAGGTTTGTCTTGCATAAGCTCCACCTGTTACTTCAGTACCACCGCCAGTATCAGTAGGTGCTACTGTATATAAAGCAACATGTTTTGTCGGTTGCGTATACGCCACTCCACCAAATACATGGTCAAGTACCTTGTCTTCTAAATAATCACTAAATCCAGCCATTTTTTATACTCCTAGTTATTACCAAAATAATAAATATCTTTACTGCGTTTTCCGTAAGTTCTTCTTCTTTGCATAAGAGAACCTTTAGAGAACTCAGCTTTTTCTTGCTCTAGTCTCATTTCTTCTAAAGCTTTCTCGAACTGTGCTGTAAATAGTGGCACTCGTTCATCTTCCATTAAATAGATAGAAGCGTGTTTTAATGATCCATAAAGGTAAGCATCTGGATATCCTGTGGATAAAAAGTTACTCGTATTAGAATCGCTTAACGCATCTATCTTTCCGTAGTAGGTTAATTGTACTGTATAACTTCCGTCTGGGGTAGGTGCAAATTCAATTGAATCATCTACCAATGCAAAATAAATTGGTTGACCTGTTACATTGTCATTGGCTTTTCTATACACATCCATGGATTCTATGGATTGTTGAAACAATGGCGAGAAATCACCACCATCAATTTGTAAGTTTATAGCTTCTAACCAATCAGTTGGTACTGCAAGGTATTGACCTGTAAGAGTTGCAGTTGCTCTTTTAATCATGCCTTTAACTCTTAATCTGCGGTTAAATTCTGCCTCTGTGCTATCAATAAATGAATCAATTACATCTGTTAAATCTGAACGATTTAAGTAACTTGCGATATTAGATTTTAATTCTGCGTATGTCATAGTTTACCTTGCCATGTTCTAAAAACTTTATTGTCTGATTTATTTAACCAT